GCACGAGCGATGTACAGGACACCACCCGATTGGTAGGTAACCGCAGTACCATCAGGCAGTTCCGGTGCCGAGCCGAAGCCAAAAAGCACTGGTTCCTCATGGTAGTTGCGTGCGATCCCTTTTTCTTCTTTAAAGATCGCCTTGTACTCATCGGCACGCTGGTTGTAGACGCCGTTGAACTCACGGTTCATGATCGGCTCTACAATCGACTTAAATTGGGTCGATGTCATAATAGGCATTGTTCAACCCTCCTTAGATCGCAGCAGCGTCAGCGACGTATGCGTGCTCAGAAATCTGAACCAGCACATTGACGTAGGTATCGCCCCAGTCGTTGCCCTCTTCAGACGACAAACCGATAACGCGGAACTGGGCGTTGTTGCCAGCCCCAACCAACGTCGCATCCAACTGCGCAGTGGAATACCCCTGCGAGTTGTTCGTCGGGTTAACCGAGTCAGCCTGATCACCGATAGCGGTCTGCGCCATCGTTGCGTCGGTCTGGACGCGGTAAATGATGTTCGGGTCAACGTAGACGCGAACTTTGGTGGATGTACCGGCCAGCAGCGTGGTGCTAGCTGTCCAGTGCTCGGACACGCGGACGCGGCCCTCTGCATCGACGTATTCAACGCCAGCAAAGACACCGAGAAGGCGGTCAGAAACCGCAGCGGGCTGAATGGTGCCACCGGTTACCAGTTTCACCGGCTGACCAAAGTAAATGGCCGTGCCGTAAGCGGAAGGAATCCCGCCATCGAAAATCTGATACTGCGGCTGCTTTGCACCATCTACAGTCCGAACGGCTTGAAAGCCAAACGGCTCAGAAGTGGAAGGCATTGCGCTCTCTCCTACTCAGAGGTTACCAGACGGGCCGGTCAGTAGGCCGACCCAGCTCATTGAAACCCTCCGCAATGATTTTGCCTTCTCCGCCGCTCTGTTGGATCATCTGCTCCGCTCCCTCCCGGATCGCTGCCTCGCTATCGAGAGGCTGCTTCTCGTGGAAGTGGTTCATGACCGCTTCGTAGCGCCGTTGACTGATCCGGTACAGGAGCATCTCGTTGATGCTGATAACGCCCGGATAGTCTCCAGACTTCATTGCGAAGCTACGCAGCTTGAAGCCTTGCTCCCCAAACATTTCCGGCGTAACGGGCTCGTAGCCCATCTGCTCTCGCCGGTAGATCGGGTCTTGCTGGTTCGTAGTCGAAAGCCAAACAAGATGAAAGCCATCCATCTGCGGCAGGTTCGGAAGAACATCAAAGGTGAAATCGGTGACAATATCATCGAGATCATCCAGTTCTTCTTGTCGCTCCTCTCGGGCATGTGCCCTACCTGTCGCGACGCGAGGGTCGTCTGCATTCCTCGTCCGAGCTACGTTCCCACGGGAAGCAACTCTTGCGTCTTGCTCGGGTCCATCCTCGACATCCAACAGATCGTCGAGAATCTCATCCGCGTCTTTCCCAGTATTCTTAGCCATTTTTTTTGCTCCGTCAAGCCCTAGCGCTGATTAGCGCGGGCGCGTTTCAATTCAGTGCGGATTTCGGCGTCTGTAAAGCCCGCCGCTTTCCAGTTTTTAACAGCCTCGCGCTCGAACGCCGTGAGAGGGGCTGCGGCGCCTCCAGACCGGCCTCCACCATTGCCACCACCTCGAACAGGGCTCTTCTTGCGCTGGCGTTGCTGGCGACCCTCGAACAGATGAGGCAGCCGCTCTCGCGTTCTGGCTGTCAGCTCGTCCCAATACTCACGGGTGGACGGGTTCCAGCCCTCAGCCACCAATCCATCATCAATGGCGCTGGTGATCCGGCTGTCCTCATCCGATCCATTCGGGTCAAACCATGTGTTCCGGTCCATCCACGACTGAGCGTGACGCTGTAGGTTTGGATCAGGTCGTGTCGGCTGAGGCTGACGTTGGGCCTGAACGTAGCGCTGTTTGACGCTCTCGTAACCTATAGCCGCCCGCTCATTCTCACGGAAGGCCTCATCCGCAGCCTCAAACGCCTCTGAATCGCCACTCTCGATAGCCTCAGCTCGACGCCTGCGCGCAATGCCCATATTCCGCTTCGCCGTCTCGATGGCGCTGTCCAGCCGCGCCAGATCGCCAGAACCTTGACGGCTCTCAACGGCAGCCAGACGCTCCTGAAGCTGGTGGATCGTCTCGCTCTGAGACTTGATTAGGTTTTCGCGAGCCTCACGCTCACCACGCTTTCGCTGACGTCGCGTCTGACGCTTGGACCGGTTCCGCTTGCGCTGATCTTCAGCGCTCAGTTCTTCCGGCTCTTCCTCCGAAGAATCGTCGTCGTCCGAATCGTCGCCATCGTCATCGGACAAATCTTCCGTTTCTTCCTGATCGTCTTCCTCGTCGGTGTCCTCAAAAAGCTCCAAGTCACCGTCGTCTCCGGGGTCGCCCACCTCAATCATTCCATTTGACCGGGTCTCGTCTTCCTGATCCTCGATCTCTTCGCGCTCTCTTGCACCCATTTGTCAGCTCCTAATATGCTGCCGCGCCCGCAAGCGGGTCGCCGGTGATTTGCCCAATGACGTTCGTGTCGTCGAAGATGCCAAACAGAACTTTCTGCCCGCCTTCTGCCTCGACCTCGAACTTGTCAGCACCATGCTTAGGAACCCGAACAAACATTCCGGTTTCGCACCACGCGCCCTCCTCAAAGGGCTCCATCGTGCGCCGGTCCTTGTACGCGAGCGGCCCGGTCGAAATGACCTTGCCAACCTGCGTGTTCCACTTTTCGGCTTCTTTCGTCTCGTTGGGAAGATAAATCCCCTCAGCCGTTTTCTCCTGAACAGAGCGAAGCTGAACGAGAATGCGTGCCCCGACCGGTTTCACGCCCGGATCGACTTGAGGCCACGGATCAAAGTTTGTTTTTTTCTTCATCTAACTCCTCCTGAAGGCTATGAAGAATGTCTAACGATTGAGAAAGCCCTGAGATGATCCCAGACCGTCGCGAGTACGTCTCTGGCTCATGCGTCTTCCACAGGGCTTCCTGCCTCTCACTTATCTCCTGTTCAAGTCTGTCTATGAATCGATGTACCGTCTCCGATTCATAGTAGCGTGGCTGCCGATTCACGCTATTTCTTGCATCCCTTCATGGCGAGGTTCTTCCGCTGGCTGACGCCGTTGGAGTTACCGCACTGGCCGGACTTACCGGTCGCTGGGGCTTTCTTTCCCATCGTTCTGCATCTCCGCAATGGTCAAGCGCGTCTCATTGTTGGCTTCCGCGACATACTCAGAACTTTCGATCTGTGCCGCTGCCTTTTCGAGATCGGCGGCGCGCTTGTCCTCCGCCTCCTCGATCCGTGCATCCGTCTCGCGCTCCTTACGGGCCTGCTCGCGGCGCTTGATCTGCGCATCGAGCCCGAGCTGGATGTCTTTTCTGTTCTCTTCGCGCTCACTGTCGATAGCATCGACCTGAGCTTTGATCTGTTCCGCCTGAGCGATCTTCAGGTTCGCATCTCCCTGAGCCTTCACCGCCTCGATCTGAACCTCGTTCGGGTTCAATTCCTCAAGCAGCTTCGTCGTCATCTCAATGATAGCCGGGAGCTGTTGGAACATCGTCCCAGCGCCGTTCACGACGTCACTAGCCACGTTCGCAAAGAGCGTGGACATCTGGTCCGTTTGAGGCTGTTGCTGTTGCTGCTCAGGGTCCGCAGACTGCGGCTGGGCGTCAACCTGCATGAGCTGTTCCATCGGTATCTGCGTCATCTGCTCAACGGCCTCGCCCATTGCCTTCGCGTACCACATAGACAGGTGGTCCTTGATGTGCTGCAGCATGGCCGGGGCCAGCGTCTGAACAATGATTCGGTTCTGACCGAAGATCGGGCTAGACAGGTAAAGCAGGTGGATCACCAGATGCGCTTCATGATCCTGATGCGGGAACACCTGTTGCTGCGCGCCGTTCGTCATCTGGACGTTCTCTTCGACCGCGTTCGCAGGCTGTGGTTCCGGCGGTTCCGGCAATAGCGACTGCGGGTCGGGAACCTTGAGCTGCTCCAGAATGCGGCGAGCAATCGCCTCAACATCCCAGTTCAGGTTCTGGAAAACCGGATTGGAAATCAGGTTCACGACCTCGTTCAGCATCGCGTAGCGCTGGGCCTCAGCGAAGATGTTCGGGTCCGACACCGGCATCACGTCCATTGGAACCTGATACTCTTCCGCCGTGATCATATCCTTCGACGCCAGATCGAGCGGCTCTTCGTCGCTCATGTTCTCCGCGAGCAAGCGGTGAACGATCTGCAGCTCTGCCGCCATCGCCCGGTGCATCCTCATGTGGATGCTGGACATAACCTTCGCGCCCTGCTCAATCAGCGCCAGCGTGGTGCCGACCGGGGCCTGTGGATTAACCTCTGCGATTTTCTCCGATGCCGTCGCGACGACGCTCTGCCCCTGCTCGACCAAGAAGCCCAGCAACTGGAACAGAACCGGCGAGGGACCAGCATACGGGAATGGCATAAACACCTTGCGGATGTCATCCGTCTCAACGCCATCGATCTCAGTAATAGCCGTCGGCGACGGGTTGATGTTCTCGCCTGACGTGCGAGCACCCTTCATACGGATGCCGCCCGGAGTGTTCTGGATCATAGCACTGTCGAGCAACGCCCTGAGAGCGCCTGTCGTAGCGCCCGAGATGCTGCCGATGATGTGCGTCATACCGACGTGGTACGCGCCCTCCCACGGGATGAAACCCCAAGGAACGACGTGCTGAATCTCCGTAATCACGCCGCGCGCAATGAAATCTTCCTCGTCCCAGTTCCGGTAGATCGCGACGACTTCCTTCGACAACTCGTCAATCGTAATGATGTACCAGCCCGGCGCGCTGTCTGAATTGCTCTCGTCCGTGCCGTCCCCTTCGAGCTGCTCATCGCTATTCTCAATCAGGAGCGGGTCTTCGCCGTCCATGTTGTGATAGACGTAGACCTCATATAGGCGGCGCACACCATCCAGATTGCTGCCGGTCTCTTCCTTACCCTCGACCTTCTCGTTGGCCAGCTCCGGCCCGCTCTGCTCTGGGCTCTGGCTCTCCGCATCGTCAAACGGCCCACGGATGTAAATGCCCTCACGGACACGGCGCTCGATCTCGACCTTCTCCAGATCGTAGATCAGGGTGCGACGACGCGCGGACGTGAACCCGGTCGCGTAATATGGCAGGATCACCCGGTCGGTGGTCAGAAACTCACAGTTCGGGCGGCCATCTTCCCACCACCACTTCATCGCACCATCGCCGCCAAGCGGGAGCTGCGTGAAGCACTGCTCGTGCTCGTGGACAAACTCAGGCACCTTGTGCATCAGCACATAGTTCATATGACGCTTCTTGCGCTCCGCACGCTTCAGCGCTGTCGGCTCTTCCTCGTTCAGGATTTTCGCTCTAACCGGCCCATCAGGCGGGAGCAGCTCCTTCGAAGCGGTGGCCGCGAAATCAACGGCAGACTTGGCCAGCATGGGGTGAACCACGCGAGATGCGCCGGGGAAATCAGCCCCACCGGGCGCGTCGTTACCGAGCCCTGTGCGCTTGATCCCTTCCTCGTACTGCTCCGCGCGTTTCTTACGCGCCTCAACGTCGTTCTCGATCAGGAGGCACAGCTCTTCGCCAATACCATCCAGAACGGCCTTGTCCAGATAGTCCGCCAAGTTAACCGAAAACTCGTTAATCGGGTTCTCTTCGGGCAGCTCTTCGCCGCCGCCCATGATCAGCTCCATGAGGTCTTCTTCAGACATCTCATCGAAGGCGTTTTCCTCAACGCCGACGTCGATCATACCCCCATCAGGCATCATCTCT